TTCCAAACGCAACGATTGCTGATCTCGGCAAGAGCTTAAACGATTTGGCATACAGCGCATACACCGTGCAATCCAAGGCCAAGGGTTCTACTGAAGAATTCCTTAAAAATCGTCTTATTGATCAGCCCAGCGATATGGTGAAGGGTTTAGTCGAAAAAGCTGGGTTAGCTAAAAACGTCAATGGTTTTGAGTACCTTGAGGCACTGACCGCAAAGCAGAAAAGTCTTGCAAGCCAGGCTTACCCCAATGCTTATTCTCTTGACATTGATGCCCGACCGTTTAGGAAATACGTAGACAGGCCAATATTTGAGAGGGCTTACGAGGAAGCTGTTAAACGTGCTGGCGTTTATGGAAATCAACTCCCAGACATCAGTGCAATTCGCAATGCTCAGTCAGTGCCAACTGAAATTTTGCACCAGATGAAAATAGGATTAGACCGAGTTATTGAAGCTGAAACAGACACACTAACAAAAAGAGTATCGGGCTATGGTCGGGACGTTACTCAAGTTAAAAATGAGTTTAACGATCTCATTAAATCACTCAACCCAGACTATGCAAAAGCTAATGCTGAATTTGCTGATGCAGAGCGAATTGCAGCAGCATTTAAGATGGGCGAAGATTATCAAAAGTTGGACCCCAAGCAAGCTGTTTCAAAGATTGCTAAACTGAACATGGACGAAAAAGAGGCGTTCAGATTAGGTGTAATGGCAGACGTTAATGATCGTCTTGGCAAGTTCAAGGGCGGTGACTTTACCAAACAAATATTCAAGTCGGACAACCAGAAACTGTTGTTGCTAAACGCTTTCCCAGATCAAGCCTCTTACACTGAATTTTCCCAATACGTCAAAGGGCTAAATCGGCAAGCTGAAACCAAGCAGCGAGTCCTGGGAGGTTCACGCACAGACGAAAATGCTGCTGTCAGAGAGCAAGCAAATCTGGTTGGCTCAATTGCACAAGCAAGCGCAACTGGCGACCTGACGAGTATGCTGAGGGCTGGTGGTTCAGCCTTGCTGTCTAGAGCAAAAGGCATCAGCGAAGAGTCATCACAAGAATTGCAACGGCGTTTGTTTAGCGTTGACCCGATAGAACAGAAAACAATTCTCAAAGAGTTGAGCAAGAGGATGCAACGCCCCAGAACTGGATTGTTTACTGGTGCGGCTGCTCTTGGCTCCAGCACTGGCTATTTAGGAGATAGATGATGGATTGGCTCAAACAGATTGCACCGACTATTGCCACGGCATTAGGCGGCCCCCTGGCTGGCATGGCGGTAAGCGCCATTTCCAAGGCCATTGGTGTTGACCCTGAGAAGGTTGGTGACCTGATCTCCAGCAACAAGCTCACCGCCGACCAAATCGCAATGGTCAAGCTGGCTGAGATTGAACTGCAAAAGCAAGCGCAGGAACTCGGCTTGAACTTTGAGAAGTTGGAGGTCGAGGACCGCAAGAGCGCCCGGGATATGCAATCAGCCACCAGGTCAATGATGCCGCCATTGCTGGCTGGGGCTGTGACCATTGGATTTTTCTCAATCATGGTAATGATGTTTTTCAACAAGATCGACAGCGCCAACCCCGCTATCCTGATGATGCTGGGGTCACTCGGCACAGCTTGGACCGGGATAATCGCCTATTATTTCGGCTCCAGTGCCGGGAGCCAGGCCAAGACAGATTTACTCTCAAGGAAATAACTATGAAACCAGGACTCTACGCAAACATCAACGCCAAGCAAGACCGCATCAAGGCTGGCTCTGGCGAGAAGATGAACAAGGTCGGCTCCAAGGCAGCGCCTAGCGCCAAGGACTTCAAGCAGGCCGCCAAGACTGCAAAGAAAAAGCCATGAGCAAGGATAAACCACACTACCTGCCAGATGGCAAGCTGTACAAGGGTGACACCCACAAGGCTGGCACTGTCCTGATGACCGGCGCAAAGCACACGCCGTCCAGCAAGCCCTTGACGCATACACCGCCAGCTAAGAAGAAATGAAAGCCAAGCTGACATTTTTCGTAACGCTGATGGTGAGCCTAACGCTTTGCGTTGTCGTTATGTCAATGGTAGGCGTATTGATGATTGCCTTGTTTGACCAAAAAGTGGACAACAGCGAAATCTTCAAACTGATTAGCCCAGCGTTCCAGACCATCGTAGGCGGGTTTATCGGGCTGTTGGCTGGCGTCAAACTATCACATGATGATGAGGACAATAAATGAAGACTCCAGCCTGGCAGCGCAAGGAAGGACAGAACCCAAAGGGTGGCCTCAACGCTGCTGGACGGGCAAGCCTCAAGGCGGCTGGTCAAGACATCAAAGCACCAGTGAAGTCTGGTGACAACCCGCGCAGGGCCAGTTTCCTTGCACGAATGGGCAATATGCCGGGTCCAGAGCGCAAGGACGGTGAACCCACCCGGCTGCTGCTGAGTCTCAACGCCTGGGGTGCCAGCAGCAAGGCAGACGCCAAGGCCAAGGCCAAAGAAATATCAGCGAGGAACAAAACAAAATGATTCCAATAGTTGCATCCTTGCTTGGTACATTAGCTCAAAACGGATTAGGACTGTTGTCATCTGCGCTTCAGGCAAAAGGCAAAGAAGTTGTTGAAAACGCTTTTGGCGTTAAGATTTCAGACAACCCTAGCCCGGAGGAAGTTACCAAATTACGCCAGTTGCAATACGATCACGAAGAAAGGCTGATTGAACTTGGGATTATGAAAGCCCAAGCCGAGTTAGAGGAACTTAAAGTATTTGCTTTGGCCTCCCAGAACGAGGATAACAACGTCACAGACCGCTGGAAAGCGGACATGGGCAGTGACTCTTGGCTGTCAAAGAATATTCGCCCTATGAGCCTTGTAGCCATCTTTGTGGGGTACTTCATCTTTGCCATGATGTCAGCATTTGGCTACAACGCTAACGAATCCTATGTCCAATTGCTTGGGCAGTGGGGAATGCTGATCATGGGCGCTTACTTTGGTGGCCGCACAATTGAGAAGTTGGCCGACATGAGGAGCAGAAAATGAGTCTAAGCCAAGAGCAATCAGCTTTTTTGCTGGATATGTGTAAGTTAATCCAGCACGCCACTGAGCAGGGTTTTGTGGTTACTGGAGGGGAATTGTCACGGACACCAGAGCAGCAAGCCATTTATTTTAAAACAGGTCGGTCAAAGACCATGAACTCCATTCACCTCAAGAGGTGCGCCATTGACTTGAACTTCTTCAAGGATGGACGGATAATCTGGGACAAAAGCATCATTGCTCCGCTGGGCGCTTACTGGGAGACTTTGCACCCCAAAAACCGCTGGGGCGGCAACTTTAAATCTTTGGTGGACTGTCCGCATTTTGAACGAAACGTGGGGTAAAAATGACAACCGCCCGGTACGCCTCAATAGCATCCTTGAGGTCACCCCGCAACTGCTCTAACTGGGTTAGCTGCTTTTGCATCCGCAGGTATGCTTCCATAGCAAACTTGTCTAGAGTTGCTCTGTCCCAGGTGTTGAATGTTGGTGTCATGGGTGTGGGCAATCGTCAGGGACAAAGGCTAGGCAATGCACCGCTGCGTATTTGCTTCTTGACTTCTCCCACCTATCAATATAGGTGTCGGGCATCAAAGTTAATGACCTGTTGATTGCTGATGGCTCTGCGTCTAGCATCAGCGCCAGTTGCTTGGCAGTCAGGCCATCAGGCGCTTGGGCCAAAGCATCACGGATTTGTTTGGACATCACCACGGGGCATCCTCATGGTTTTGCGGGTTGAACGGGATAGGCTTGGCTGGCTGCGCTGGCGGCAGTTCAGTGGGGAAGGGCCAGTGTGAGTTGTGAAGCACGGCATCAAAATGTTTTAGGTTGATGTTCTCACCTAGTTCTTTTTTATGTTCGTAGTTCAGTTGCCCAAACTGAATCAGCCGGCTGATTGCTTCTGCCGTTGACAGGCCAAAGCGTTCGTGTATGTGTTGTTTGTTTGGTTGAGTCATTTGTTGCGCTCCTTTAGTTTGGCTTGCACTGCTAATGCAAATTCTTCGTCACCTGTGTACGCTAAGTGGCAAAGGTAATCCAAGTCCTCTTCCGTCAGACTTTGCCACGGGCGACCTGTTACCAGTTCCTGTTTTAGTTGTTCGGCGAGAGTGTTTTGATATTCTTCATTTTGACAAGTCGGCCATTTACATTGTGTTTCTTGTTTTGGCTGGGCTGCTGCTGGTGGTGCGGTGTAGAGGGGCAATGGCGGCACATCCACAACAGCTGGCGCTGAAATGTGTGTAGGCTTTGCCCAGTAAAAACCCTTGTTTGGATGGTAAAACGCCACAGGCTCCTGCTCTGGCTGCTCCAGGGCGGCTTTCAGGGCGCTGAGGGCGGCTTCGATGGCTCGGGCAAATTTGTCAGCGTGGAGGTCACCTCCAATCGTGCAGTCGTTCACCATTTGCCAAATCTCCTTATTCGTCAGCGGCTTGCGCCGCTCTGGCTGTGCCAAGGCTTCGCGCAGGGCGGCTATGGCCTCACTCCATCGGTCAAGCCAAACATCTTGGGAATCCAAACTCTGTAAATCTAACAGCGCCTCCAGCGCCTGCTGCGCGGCTTGTCGTAAGGTGGTCATAGCATCCCCCAAACGTAACCCGCCAAGCCTGCAATGCCAACCAGCGCCAGCAGGAACACAACGAGATGGGCAATCAGGTAGCACCACATCATCAGCTCATAATCGTCATCGTCATCGTCATCCATGCCAGCCCCCTGCAGCCAGGGTATGCCGAGGCCAGAGGAAGGCGCTGCTCTCAACAGCACCAGCATCCTTCAGTTCCTGCACAGTCCACAGCTTCATCGGAGTCTGCTTTGTAAACCCTGGCGTAACGTAGCATGACAGGGTGTAATGCGGCAACAGCTTGATGCCGTTCAAGATGTAAACCGTATGCTCTGTGAGCTCTAATTTGTCAGTCATAGCGTCATCAATGCTTTAACAACACGCTGCGATCTACCTGACGATGCCATTCTTCGTTCTCCTGTGTCAAAAATAAATCCTTTGCGAATCAAGGGTGCAAATCTTGGTGTGATTGAATGGCTTCGCAAGTAAGCTAAGTCACGTTCATGGCTTGTGTCTGGGTCAGTTGTTCGCACCAGTTCTTTGGGGTCAGTCCCAAAATCAAACAAATCATAAGTTTTCATAGCGTCACCTTTCTTGTCTTTTGTCCACGATGCGTAAAGCACTGGATGCTGCCATCGTCTAACAGCTTCCAGGCTGCGTTCTCGCCGCACATTGCCTGTACTGCTGCCTCGAAGCGTTGCTGGCGCTCTTGCTCAGTCCTGGCTGCACGGTAAGCGGCAGCAGCGTCCTGCGCTGCCTCAAACTCTGAGGGCCAATCCAGGTAATGACTGGTGCCCAGCACCAGGGCGATGAGTGTTGCCGCCAGCCAGTTCATGCTTCACCTCGCTCAATTGCAGCGTCTTGAATCTGGTCTTCCAGGTCGCTCAACGCTTCTTCCTCAATTGTTTCAGCCAGATCGCCAAGCACTTCGCTGATGTCCACGCCTTCAACCAGCGCAAACACCAGTTCCATTGAAGCAGCGCAGCCAGGTTCGTCACGGGTTTCGCGTTCTTCAACTTCGTAGATCAAGTAGCAATCCAGCACAAGACCGCCATCAGTCTCAAAACAATGGTTAAAAAGACCTTTGAAGTCTTCTTGAATGGGTTGGATTCTTGGTGGTAGGCTCATTTCGACACCTCATATTGCTTAGAAAACTTTGCTTTAGCGATTGCATCCTGCGCCTCGGTCAGCACCACTCGCATAACACCAGCGTCATTCCTGGCATCATCAGCCACCACATTTGTCAGCCACCAATCCTTGGCTTTCCGATAGATTGTGATGCGGGTGACTTTGCGGCTGTACTTGTAAGCGTTCGGCAAAGCAGAACCGCTGCGAAACCGAGCCATTGCACCAGGCATATCCTTTTTGTTGCCAACCAAATCCTTCACCTGGTTGTCGGCCCAACACTCCAACAGATAAACGTCAGTGCCAGTGGCGGTGTGAGCTGTTGCATTGCCATTGACCTTGGCGAGAGCAGCATCCAATGCTGGGATATTTTCGTAGGTGATTTTGATGGGTTTCATGTTGTTGCCTTGTTAAAAAGTTCACGACCATTGGCTTTGCAAAAAGCCTGCTGCCAATCCGTAGGAACATCCCATTTATCAAATTCACTCTGTGGAATGCCAAGCTGCGCCATGAGGCGGTGTTTGAAACCTGCCCATCCGCTACGTTGAGCGCCAAGCAGTTTTGCGTTTGTAACAGTTGCTTTCATGGTGATGTCCTTTCTGGGGCCGTAGCCCCTGGGTTGATTATTTACGCTCAACAGTGCCGACCAGTTCACCATCCATGATGGCAAACAGAATTGCTTTGGCAATGTTGAGGGTTTGACGGGCGCGTTCTGGGTCATCGTAAAGCCTCAATTCTTGGGCATCTGACAACAAGCCAGCAACAACCATGTTGCCGCCAGAGAATTTGTAAGTGATGGATTGCTTGACTTGTTGGATGTATTCCGCAATGTCGGCTACGCCGTACATGGTCAGATTGCGATTTGGTGTTGCAGTTGTCATAATGATGTCCTTTCTGGGGCCGAAGCCCCCGGGTTGATTATTTGTTTTTAAGTGGTGAGTTGGCTTTGAAATCGTAGCCAAGTGATTTCAACTCTTGAGTTGTATCGTTAAGGCTCATAGCGTTAACTTGTTGGTTGGAATAGCCAAAGCCGATCAAAGCCTTACGCTGGGAATTTGCCAATGTCACCATCCAGTTGCAATTCATCATCATGTTTTCCTTGGGTTAAGACCCTATGCACAGTGCGAGGGCTTGAGTGGGATTCTAGCGTCCTGCTAGTACCTGTCAAGCACCTAAACAAAATTATTTCAACTAAAAACCCTTAAGGGTAAACACCTAGCCAAATTCCTTGCAATCCCGCTATAGCAGTCTGCTAGACTCTTCGGCATGGAAAACAAACTCACAGCGCAGCAGCGCCAGGAACTCGCCGAGAAGGTCGGCCTCAACGAGCAATGGCTGTATCAGTGCCTGTCAGGGCGCAGGGACATGAGTCCAGCAGAGGCAATTAGGGTTGAGGCTGCCAGCAATGGGACAGTCACCCGGCAGATGCTCTGCCAGAGCAACTGGGCCAAGATTTGGCCTGAGTTGGCATGAGCAATTTACAATCGACACAGGCTATGCAGTTGCCTACTTTGGGGGTGGGCCAAGCGTCCACCTCCTCCTTTTCCCGGGTCATTGGCATTGACCCTGGCGCATCAGGTGCTATTGCTCTCTTGGTCAGCGGAGTGCTGATCAGCGTACACGATATGCCAACCGTTACCGTGGAGCGCAACAAGAGCCAAAAGCGCCAAGTCTGTCCTGCTGGACTCTCCCTGTTGATTGAAAGTTTGACGGGACCATACGTCACTAAAGCAATCTGCGAGAAGGTAGGTGCCATGCCTGGCCAAGGTGTCTCTTCAATGTTTTCCTTCGGGCGCAGCGTTGGCATCATCGAGGGCGTCTTAGCCGCCAAGCAGATACCTGTCACCTTCACAACTCCGCAAGCCTGGCAGAAGCAGTCAGGTGCCGCCAAAGGCAAGGATGGTTCACGCCAGCGGGTCATGGAGCTGTTTCCTCAAGAGGCGCATCTATTTGCCAGGGTCAAGGACGATGGACGCGCTGACGCTGTTCTGATAGCACTGATGGGGCAAGTATGACGACAGCAAATCCATTCAGAGATATTGCCTACAGCCTGATGCGCCCGAGCGCACCAGTTGCGTTGCAGGCGGTTCAGCAGAGCAGCAGCCGCACCGAGTGCATACGGGAAATTCTTCGTCAATCTGGCAGGCCAATGTCAGCAGCAGAGATTCTGTTTGATGCTGGAGATGAGGTGCCGTACACCGCCAACACCAGCCTGGTGTCAATGCTGCTGAAGTGGGACATCAAGCAAGGTCGGGTGCTGTTTGACGATGGACGCTACACCTGGAACAGTGAGGCGGCTGCTGCTGAAGCTGCTGCTGTAAGGGTTGCTCTGAAGCTGTTGCGAAAGCATGGCTATGAGTGCAAGCCATTATCTGCGGGGACGATATGACATCACTTCAAAGCACCGAGCGCCAAACGCTCAAGGCGCACATCCTTTGGCTAGGCAATGAACTGGAGAAGTCCAGACGCCAGTGCCGAATGAAGACAGAACTGCTCCAACGCATGATGGACCCGGACGATTTGGGTCATGCGGTGTCCCAAGAGATTCGGACCTTGGTGTACCAAATTCTGATTGAAGATTCTCACAACGAAAGGGCAGCATGGAACAGATAACTCTCAGGCCCAGTGCAGCCGCACGATGGATTGCCTGCCCAGCAAGCGTACAACTCAGCGCAAAGATGCCAAAGGGAGAAGCAGGTGCAGCCGCCCAGCGTGGAACTGCAATTCACAGTCTCTCAGAGTCTTGTTTCTTGACGAGTAGCACTCCCGAGGAGTGGTTAGGGATTGACGTTGAAGGCATCAGGATGGACGATGAGGCCATCACTTACGCCAGGAAGCACCTGGACTACATTGAGACAGAGGAACTGCGCCTTGGCAATGTTTTCGTTGAGCAATTTGTTACAGCCTACGAGTCTCCCGCGGTGAGAGTGGCGGGTACTGCTGATGTGTTGGGTTGGTCAGATGACACTGGCGAGTTCATCGTTGGTGATTTGAAGACAGGCCGAGGTTGGGTTGATGCAGACAGTGACCAAATGCGTATCTACGCTTTGGGTGGTATGCGGTTGGCGAAGAAGAACTTTCGCACAGTGACAATGACGATTGTCCAGCCTGTGCATGGCGTCAATCGCAGTCACACAATGACGGTGCCTGACCTGTTGCGCTGGGAGGCACAAGTGCTGATACCCGCTGTGCAGGCTGCAATGTCCACCAGTGCGGAGGCAGTGCCATCTGAAGCTGCCTGCCAGTGGTGTCCTGCCAAGCCGATCTGTCCAGCGCACATTGAACCTTTCAACGTGATGTCAACAGCGCAGGCACCACCAGCACTGAGTGACGAGCAGCTCACATCGTTCCTGGACAACATTGCTAAGGTGGAAGGGTTCATTAAGGCTCTTGAGACTTACGCCACCAAGCGCATCAAGGACGGTGCAGCATTGCGCGGTTGGCAGATGGGGCCGAAAAAAGCGCATAGGTCATGGGTGAACGAGGCGGATGCGGCTGAGTGGCTGCACAACGCTGGCTTGGTGTCTAGCGAAATATTCCCTCACAAAATCATTACCCCTGCCGCAGCCGAGGAGCTGCTGGAGAAGGGTACAACGGTCACGGATACCTTGACAAAGAAGGTGTCTAGTGGACTCACCCTTTGCCGTTCGTTCGGCATTGGTGAGTGAGGCGAAAGCGTAATCTTCAACTCTAAAGGAAAATCGAAATGCTAAATCTTCAAAGCAACTCTGGCGCAAGTTACATCAGGTTTATGGCTCAGACCAAGACCTGGGAGAACAGCAGCAAGGAAGTCATCACCATTGAGTCAATGGTCTTGGACCTCGACTCAGTTCGCACTGGGTGGCTGCTGCTGGCGGTTGGTCAGCGTGATTGGGTGGAGGACGCTCAAGTTGGCGTCAAGGGTAAGCAGCCTGCACCTGAGTACAAGTATGGGTTCAGCGTGAAGCTGTTCTCAAAGCCAACTGGTGTTGTGGAGTGGTGCGCCAATGGCGTTGGGGTGACGAAAGGTTTCCAGGCCATCTACAACGCTTGTGACAAGGCGGCTGATGCAAACCCTGGCAAGGTGCCTGTCATTAAATATGAAGGTGCCACCAGCCTCAAGATTGGTGCAGGGAACACGGCAATACCAAACTTCAGCCTGAAGAACTGGATTAACCGTCCAGTTGCCCTGGACCGAGTGGATGGCAATGAGCATGAAAATGCACAGGCAGATGCTGAGTATGAAAAGATGATGCAGACACCAGTGCCAGCACCATTACGTCAGGCTGCAAAGCTAAAGCCAGCGCCAGCACCTGTGAAGCAGCAGCAGGATGATGAGGAAATGTTCAACTAAGACGCAACTGACAATGAAACCCGGCCTGGTGCCGGGTTTTTTTGCCCCCAATGACACAAGAACAATGGAATTTGCTCCTCATTGCCCTGGCGAACAGGGTTTACGAATTGGAGCAGAGGATACAAAAAATGGAAACTGCACATGGATGCAAAACTGATTGCAGCGGCGTTAGGGCGGTCAAGGCCAGCAGCAAACGGAGAGTGGTTGGCGTCTTGCCCGGTCCTTGATCATGGACAGGGCAATGGGGACCGGAACCCGTCCCTGTCAGTGACAGATGCTGATGGCAAGCTGCTGTTGAAGTGTCATGGTGGCTGCTCACAGCATGATGTTTGGGCAGCGGTCAGGGACTTGGGGCTGTTGCCACAGCTCAGCGATTGGGTTGAGCCATTGGTGATCAGGCCAATCAATGGGCATCACCCGACACCAGTGCAAATACCCAGGCCACCAGTGCAATATCCACCAGCACCAAGGCAATTGCACTTGACAGACGAGTGGGAATATGCTGATGAATCAGGCTCAGTGCTGTTCGTCAAGCAGCGTTACAGCACATCAGGCACCAAGGGCAAGACTTATAAGCTGTTGCGGGTATTAGAGGACGGTACACGCCAGGCATCAATGCAGGGTGCCAAGATCGTTCCCTACCGACTCAAGGATGTGATAGAGGCTGGACTACAAGGTAAGCCAGTGTTCCTCTGTGAAGGTGAGAAGGCCGCTGATGCCTTGGCGTCAATCGGAGTCTTCACCAGCACCTCGCATACTGGTGCCGGGAGTTGGCCTGCAGCCAACAGCACTTGGTTTACCGATTTGCACATTGTCCTGGTCCCAGACAATGACCAACCCGGTTACCGTTACGCATCTCTGGTGGCGTCAGCACTGCTGCCAATTGCCAAGAGCATTCGACTCTTGGCGCTACCCGTTGGGCATACTGAGGATGCGTTTGAGTGGGTGGCGGCTGGTGGTGACAAGGCTCAACTGATGGCGCTGTGCAAGGGGCTGCAGCCAGTGCTGGACGCCGAGTCCATCGTCTATCTACCACCACCAGCAGAAGACGTAGAGCCAGCGATAGAACTATTGATAGACGCTGACGAATTCACGCCAGAGCCAGCGTTAGAGCCAGCGGAAAGCAAGATCAGGATTGAGCCTTGGGACACCATCCAGGATGAACCTGTGGAGTGGCTGATTCAAGATGTACTGCCTCGAAAGGGTTTCAGCGCACTGTTTGGGCCACCAGGGTCATTCAAATCGTTTGTTGCCCTGGACATTGCTCACTCGGTGGCTACGGGTACAGCTTGGATGGGCAAGGAAGTGTCAACTCCAGGGGCAGTGCTTTACATCTGCGGAGAGGGTCACGGTGGAGTTGGCGCAAGGATTAGAGCCTGCCGCCTGCATCACAGGACAGCGCCTGGTGCCAAGGTCTACGTCATCAGGCACCAGCTCAACCTTCGCTCCTCGAAGGAAGACATCCAGCAGTTGCACCTGGCCATCGGCAACCTTGTGCAGCGGGAGGAGATTCGCTTTGAGCTGGTCCAGGTGGACACTTTGGCTAGAGCGTTTGGCGGCGGAAACGAAAATGATTCCTCGGATATGGGAGCGTTCATTGCCTCTTTGTCAAAGATTCAGCGGCTGTTGGACTGCGCCTTGCAGATTGTCCACCACGTTGGAAAAGATATCACCAAGGGTTTGCGTGGGCATAGTTCTTTGCTTGGTGCATTGGACACTGAGTTGGAGTTACAGCGTCTGGATGCAGCGTTGCAAGATAATCAATATGCAGGGTCAGGCAATATTACTATAACTAAACAGAAGGATGGAAGTGATGGTGCTAAGTATGGTTTCCGCATGGTAAAAGTTAATTTAGATAATGGCAGATTAGGGTTTGATAATACTCAGAGTTTGGCGGTTGAGGCGGCGGAAATTGTTGTCAATACTCAGCAAGTTGGCCTCAATAGGACAGGCCAGGGCAAGCACCAGGGCAAGGCAATGACCGCTTTTGTCGAGTCTTTGCGGGAAACTGACCGCATCCAGACCACCAAGTTTGGGTCAAAACGGGTGGCTTTAGTCTCGCTTTGGCGGGAAAAAGTCTGGCGTGGGTTGGGTAAAACAGGCGAAATCAAGTCTCAAGATGGCGATTTCAAGCCGATTTGGAGGGCAGCAACAGGTCTTGAGGGTGTGACGCTGGATGGTGACTTTGCGTTTTTCACCACCAGAAATGACGAAAAGGAGCACTTTTAGGGCAAAAAGAACAAATGGTACAAATCGTACAAATGGTAGACGATTTGTTCGGAAAAAAGCAGTACAAATGGGGTCAAGGGTATAACACTTGACCATTTGTTCTGTTCGGGTCGAATTGTACAAATGGGGCAGCACAAATGGCAAAAGCACAATTGGTGGTTGAAGGTTCAAGTTTTATGCTAGATGAGTTCAAGGTCAAGGCTGAGTCCTTGGTGGCTAGTCTTGAGCGGGTCAAGCAAGAGCATGACGCTAGGTGGGGCATCAAACGCATTGAGATGTTGGTGGATGCTAACTTGCGGCTGAAGTTGACCCAGCAGCTGGAGCGAGTCTTCAATGCCCAAGAGTCCAGGGACATTGAGAAGATGGAGAAGGCCATAGCGGGGATGATCAAGGGCTATGCTGTACTTGACGCCTGGGCGTTAGATAATAATATTGAAGAGAAGCCAGAGATTAATGCGGTTGAATGGGTGATGCAAGACAAGAGCATCATGGTGGTGGTGCAAACTCACAATGACGCAATATATTATCAACAGTTCAGACCCGAGTTAAGCAACCGACATATTTGGTCAATGGAAGAGTTAGAGTTACTATTGGAATCGGATGTCATCAAGGATATTATGAAGGCCAAGGCATTACTACCAGGCACAAGGATGACCAGGATTGCGGCTGGCGGTGGTGTCACAGGCTTTGATGATCTTCCAGATTGCGACATTGACCTGTCAGGTGAATTGAGCAACCCGCTGTTCAACTTCCAACACGCCAAGATGATGAAGGCTCCAGCTTGAGATGTCAAAGCCAACTGGTAGGCCAAACGGCAGGCCAGCAACTGTCAATGCCAAAAACTTTGTGCGAGTCTTGTCCATTGAAGAGAAGATGTCCCTGGCAGCGGCTGGTGATGGCGACACCAGCATAGGTTTCCGCAACCTGCTGTCAATGTTCCAAGTTCTGTGGAACAAAGGATACAGGCCCACAATGGATTTGAACGATTGGATAGGGGTTGGTAAGGGTGACAAGGAATAACGCAGCACGGGCAATCCTAGTGCCTTGGCGAGGCATTGCCATGCCTGTTGATTGCCATGCTTTCAAAGTAACCCAGCAATTTGACTATCGACCAGCCAAAGCCGATAGCCAATGCCTATCGGCAGAGCGAAATCAATGGGCATAAAGGAAGCGTTCTATATTACTTTCAGTTATAAAGAGATTAGGCTTTGCTTGGCTATCGGTTTGGCAATGCTGATAGTCAAAGGCTATGGCGTCTAGGCTAGGGCAAGACGGTCGTCCCAAGACGGTCGGCGCAGGACGGTCGGCGGTCAGCGTCCAGGCGCCCAGCGGTCAGGTATGGCGCCCAAGCGTCTGGCGCCTAGGCGGTCAGGTATGGCGTCCAACGTCCAACGCCCAGGTACGGCGATAAAGCACCATTCGTTCCTCATTTGTTTTGCGCCCCGCCCGATTTCAGCCGACCGACCAGCGGTTTTCCGAAGTGCCCACTCACTTCGCAGAAGTTATCCACAGGGCCAAATCGAGGGTTGTCCCATCTGGCTGTGGATAATGCGGTTTCATCACTTTGAATCCTGTGGATAACCACCGAAAACGTACTCGCTTGTTAACATAATGGTCGTTGTATTAAGTATTTTCAAGAAACGTAGGGGTAAACCCTTGCTTTTTGGTAAGTGAGCAGGCACTTCGCAAATGTGTGGTTTTTTCGCATGGGGGGGAGGGGGGCGGTCGTCGCTGAGTTTTTGTTGGACCCTCCCACCCACAAAAAAAGCGAAACTGGCAATCGCATAACGCTAGAGCCGTACGCTTGCGCTGACACCTGGCGGTGAACACCTTACGCCTTAC